AGAATATAGCTATAATTAGATGGTCGTTTAGAACAGAATTTGATTATGACGCTGGAGATATAATACCTGGGGTTAATAAACTAACTCTACCGACTGACTTAAGATACCCTAGCACTAATGAGAACATTTTATCGTTAAGAATAGGAAAGGATAAAAGACCTTTATATTACATAGATAAACAAGCTCTTAACGCTTATTATGAAGGGATAGCCCACACAACTCTTAATGGGGCTGTGGTTACTGCTGACACCTCAATAACTCTTACTTCTTCTGGAGATTTTGACGAGTCTGGAGCAGTTTATGTCGCTGGTCAAGCAGTCGGAGAAGATATTGACGCAATAGCTTACACAGCTAACACCGAGTCCACTAACATAATCTCAGGAGTTACAGGGATAAGAACAGCAGGACACGCAACAGGGACAGACGTTTGGCAGGGCGACTCATTTGGTATGCCTACTTGCTACACCGTTGATGACGGAGAGGTTATATTTAATTGCCCTTTTGATGATGATTTAGACGCTGAGAATATATGGTTGGACTACTATAAGGTTATAACTGACATAAACTCAGATACAGACGCACTAGACGAACCTTTTTATAACATTTATATCCCTTGGCTAAAGTGGAAGATTAAGAGTAGAAAGGACTCAACCTTAAAGAGTAAAGACGACACCGATTATAATGATTGGAAATTAAAAAGTGAAACACAAGTCGCTAAGGCTTATACCGGGCAGAACCTGAAAATTGTGATTGACCTTCCGAATTGATATACCTTGCTAAATATTTCCAAAATAATATATAAAATATGTCTATAAAATTAAGTTTACCGCCAATACAAAACGGGATTATACGGGCTACATCAGTAGACGATATTCTAGTACCAGAAAACACTTGTCAATTCTCACAAAACCTCAACTTTGATAATATTGGGGTTGTTAAGCTACGTAAAGGAATAACTAAGATAGGTGCTACGATTGAGTCTGGGAAGGCAGTCTTAGGTATGGCAAACTACGTAAATAACGCTGGTACGAACTATAAGCTCTTAGCTAAGCTAGATACCAACGTTTATGCCTACAATGGCTCTAGCTGGGCTTCTGTGCGCTCTGGGCTAACGTCTACGTCTAAGATGAGAACTACCAACTTCGTAGATTACACCTTTATGGTAAATGGTAACGCAAATCAAGATTGTGCTACTTACGCAGGTAGTGGAAGCTTTGGAACTACAAATGTCGCAGACTTACCCGCTGGGGACTTTATAGAAAATTACAGGTCAAGAATATGGGTAGCTGACTCGTCAAGCGATAAGGTTTATTACTCAAATGTCGTAACCACTTCAAACACAATAACTGGTGGCACTTCCTTTATTCAGGTTAGCCCTCAAGACGGAGAGAGTATTACAGCCCTGAAAAGACACCCAAGTGCTTTATTAGTGTTTAAACAAAATCATATATACAGAATATTTAGTCTAAACTCAACTGACCCTGACCCAGCAATCACTCGTGGAACTTACAGCCAGGAGAGTGTTGTTGAAGCTAAAGACGGGATTTATTATCACCACTCCTCTGGTTTTTACAAATTCAATTATAGTGGAGAACAGATAGAGATTTCTAAACCGATTGACGATATAGTTAAAGCAATACCTCGTGCTTATTGGGGTAATATTTCAGGTGGAACTGATGACGATCACATATATTGGAGTATAGGCGACATAACCCTAGACGGAGTAGATTACAAGAACTTCGTAGTTAGATACACAATCTCAACTCAGATATGGACTCACTACTCTTATGCGGTAGAGATTAGGTCTTTCGCTAAGTATGATAATGGCACTACTTTAATTAATGTTGTAGGCGATGATACTGGTATAGTTTATCAGCTTAATGAAGGCACAAGTGATAATGGCGCACCTATTAATTACGACTTACAAACACACTGGTATTACTTCACACAACTTAAGTCTGATAATAAGTCCTTTACAGAAATGGCTGTTAATCACGAAAACGCAGAAGGGGCGCAAATAAGTTACGGAAAAGACAAAGACGAATATAGTTATTGGCGACCTTTAGGACAGATAGAAAGAGAACTCTCTGATAAGAAGAAAGTAAATGCTTCAAACTTTTCTCGCATTAAGTTTAGGATAAGTGGAAACTCAGTCGGCTCTCCTTTTATCTTTAGGGGGTTTGAAATACTTAATTTGAATACAAATAAAATTTTAAATAAAATATAAATGGCATCACTTGACTCACTAAATCTGAATAAGTTCTTACAAAGAACAGACATAGAAAGCTCTGATACTACTTTGTTACCTTCTAGCCTGTCTGTTAGTGGTGGCTCAGACTCTTATGGCGAGATACCAGCAGAGAGTATTATTAGTGGAGAATTAATAGGTAATCTAATAATGGTTGATGGGTTTATTCGTTCTAAAGGTTATGTTGATGGCTCAGCAGGTTGGACTATCAATGCTGATGGTTCGGCTCAATTCTCAGATATTACTTTGATAGGTGGAACATTAAAATATGGTAAGACAAGTTTTACAGACTCAGTTAATGCTGGTTACATTTTAGATACAAATGGAGTGTATATAGGTTCTGCGTCTGATGCTACTTCTTTAAAATACACATTAAGCTCTGGAGCATTTGCTTTTAAAGGCACTATTACTATTACTGGTGGCTCTGGTATTGCTAGTTTAACTGACGCTGGGGCTTTAGCTACTGCTGATACTGCTGACTTTGATACTCAGGTAAGTGGGACAGAGAAGCCAGAAGATAACGCAACTCTTGGCGCTGATTGGAGTGTTGATTTATCAAATATTCCTGCTACACTTGGAACACCTAGTGCTGATGGGCTTTATTTATCTTCAACATACTTAGGATATTACAAATCAAGTGCTTGGACTTCTTATATAAGAGATAATGGAGATTTTTACTTCGCAGGAGATGGTAGTTCTTCTATTGATTGGAATGTAACCACTAGCTCAACTTTAACCGTAAAAGGTAAAATACAAACAGGTACAGGTTCGGTTGTTAATGGAACATATATTGATAGTTTAAGCGTTGGTAAATTAACAACTGGAACAATAACTTCTAAAACTATAACTTTGGCTGTATCTGCTGGAACTGGTGATGTATATATCGCAGCAGGTAAAACTGATTTTACTAATACTCAATCAGGTTTTATATTAGGCATAGATGATAGTGATAGTGATTTAGCTAAGTTTTATATAGGAGATGCTAATTCATACTTAAATTGGAATGGAGCAAATTTAACTGCTACTAATATTAGTATAGTAAACTCTTTTACAGCAGCAGAAGATATTACAGGAGCAACTGTTCCTGTTCCTATTTATATTAATTTATTAGGAACTTTAGCTGAGAGTAAAGATGCTGAGTTTTCTGGTTATACTACCGACTATCCTACTTGGGATAATTTTTGGTCAGCACAAACATTTACTGTTGCTACAAATAAAAATACAATTACAAAAGTTAAAATAAATATACAAAGAGTTGGTTCTCCATCTGGTAACTTAAATGTTTCTATTTACGCAACAGAGGATACTTTAGATGGAGCTATACCAACTGGTTCTGCCCTTGCAACAAAATCAATGACAGCTGCTGATGTTTCAACTTCAGCTGGTTTAGTTGAATTTGTATTTGCCTCAGCATTAACAGTAGAGCCAAATACACAATATGCTATTGTTATTAATGTTCCTGATGGAGAAAATATTAATCGTATAGAGTGGAATTATAGCTCTTCGGGAAGTTATACTGGAGGTGCTTTTGTTCTTTCAATTAATAGTGGTTCTACTTGGTCTATAACTTCTGCTTATGATTTTGTTTTTGAAGTTTATGATAGTTATGTTGAAGGACCAGCTCCTGGAGAAATTATGGCGTGTGATGATACTAATACAAATAAAATAGCTTATACAGGGTTTGCCACATCAACAGCAGATGAAAACGAAAGTATTTATGTTCAATTTAGTGGTATTGTTGAAGGTTTTTCTGGATTGACTATTGGTTCAGTTTACTATCTTGATTCATCTGAATCGGAATATATAAGCACTTCTGCTGGAGAAAATTCTGTTAAATTAGGAAGGGCAGTATCATCTACTGGAATACTT